TTATGTCTTTTACTATTTGCAAGGGACACAAAAGAACCAGAAGAATTTACGGGTTGCGGTTCTTTTTTAAGAAAAACAGGTGTTTTGATATAGGTAGGAGAACCCACTTTAGAAGCAATTTCATTAATGATGGCCAATGTTTCATCCGATAATTTTAATTGAAATCCTTGAAAGGTAATATTCGTAAAATCTTGCAATGTATAACGCATATTATTTTATAAAAGAATATATTTAATAGTATAGATATATATTTATATTCATTTTTATATCAATTTTTTTATTATAGTTTTTTTGCACCCTTGAACATTTTATTATAAGAAAAAATCAATATAAATATTTCACAATGAATATAATATATCATGTCTTTGAATTTGAACAATAATACATCAAATAACAAGACAGATAAAGAGGAAGAGATAGAGGTAAATGAAGAAATAGAAGAAATAGAAAAATGGGATCAATTAGAAATTAATGTAGATATATTACGAGGTATATATGCTTATGGATTTGAAAATCCAAGTCCAATACAAAAAAAAGCCATTACACCTATTATTAAAGGAAAAGACATGATTGCACAAGCACAATCGGGAACGGGAAAAACAGCCACCTTTACGATTGGTGCCTTGTCTCATATAGAATTAGAAAAACAGGCTACACAAGTGTTGATTTTATCTCCTACACGTGAATTGGCCAAGCAGATTACTAGTGTAATATCGAGTATTGGTATAATGATGAAAGGGTTAAAAATACAAACATTGGTAGGTGGGTCCTCTACAGAGGAAGACATTAGTTGTTTAAGAAAAGATGTTCCTCATATTATTGTGGGTTGTCCTGGTCGCGTATATGATATGATGCGTAGAAATTGCATAGATTATAAGAATATCAAATTGATGATTTTGGACGAAGCCGATGAATTGCTTTCTTCTGGATTCAAGGAACAAATTTATAATATTTTTCAATATTTGAATAGTAATATGCAAGTAGCATTGTTTAGTGCTACTTTACCAGATTATATTCAGAGTATTACAAACAAGTTTATGAGGGATCCGGTGAAAATATATGTAAAGGCGGAATCATTGACATTGGAAGGAATATCGCAATATTATGTAGCAATTGAGGATGATCGACAGAAATATGCGACCTTGAAAGATTTGTATTCTTTTATTTCCATGTCTCAATGTATTATTTATTGCAATTCAGTAAAACGAGTAGCCGATTTGTATGATGTGATGATTGAAGATGAATTTCCAGTGTGTTGTATTCATAGCAATATGGAAAAACGTGAAAGAGACAATTCCCTTTCAGAGTTTAGAAATGGAAAATATCGAGTATTGATATCTTCCAATGTGACAGCTCGAGGAATTGATATTCAACAGGTGAGTGTAGTTATTAATTTTGATGTTCCAAAATGCATTCATACCTATTTGCATAGAATTGGACGTAGTGGTAGATGGGGGCGGAAAGGTGTGGGTATAAATTTGATAACACGTCATGATATTTTCAAATTGAAAGAAATTGAAACATTTTATAATTGTCAAGTGAACGAGTTGCCTTCCAATTTTGATGCATTAACAAAATAAAATGGGTTTTCGTTTTTGATGGTTGATGGTTGATGGTTAGATTGCGTAAAATGAAAAGAATAAATGTCTATTTTTTATATAATATGTCTTGTTCAAAAATAGAAATGTTGGATCAGATAAATCATCATTTCAAGATTCCCATTTATTACAATAAAGAAAAAATGGAATTGAATAAAAATATTATTACGGATTTAGAATTGATTGATACTATTGCAGAGACGGAAGATATAGAAGAGACAGAAGAGACGAAAGAGACGAAAGAGACGAAAGAGACGAAAGAGACGAAAGAGACGAAAGAGACGAAAGAGGTAAAAATACAAGGAACAAAATCAATTTACAAGTATACTTTTCAACCCAAAACAAGTATTGGAGAGAAAGTATTGGAACAAGTACCGACGTATTATACAACAGATATTGCTTTTTTGAAAGACACTCAAGAATTGATGAAAAAGTATCAATCTACAAAAAAAACAAATGTAGAAAAAGACCAAGACAAGGACCAAGATAAAGACCAAAATCAAGATAAAGATAAATATCAAGATAAAGATAAAGATAAAGACCAAGAAAAAAGAAAATCATTAGAAAATATCTTGGAATTATGGAATGAAATCAAATATGATAGTGGATTCAAAGAGAAATATCAATATATTGATTGGTCTATGTGGGAATTTCTCAACAAATCGGAAATATTTCTTCAAATAATGAGTTTATATAATTTGTCTTCTCCTGTTCTTTCATTATTTATTCCAGTTATTTTATTGATTATTCCTTTTTTTGTGATACAAATGAAAGGTTTGCGTCTTAGTATAAATGAATATGTTCAAATTCTGAAAATCATTGCCTCCAAACACGCAATTGGAAAAATGTTTACTGATTTTGGAAGTGTAAATATAAATGGAAAGATGTATATATTATTATCTATATTTTTCTATTTCTTTTCCATTTATCAAAATATTCTTATTTGCATACGATTTCATGAAAATATGAAAAAAATACACAATTCATTGAAAGACTTGCGTGATTTTATAGTAGATACGGAATCTTCTATGGAAAATTTATTGAATTATACAAAACATCTTGATCATTATAAAAAATTCAATGAAACTCTTTCAACCAATCGACAGAAATTACATGAATTGAGAGAAAAAATAGAATTGATAAGTCCATACAAGTTGTCTCTAATCAAAATAAAAGAATTGGGACGAGTGCTTAAATGTTTTTATGAACTGCATAGTAATAATGATATAAATGAATGTATTTTGTATTCTTTAGGATTCACAGGATATATTGAAGTTTTAGAAGGATTGATTCAAAACGTGAAAAAAAATCATATTCATTTGGCTTCTATAGAAAACCCAAGTGTAGAAGAAGAAGAAACGGCAGAAACAACAGAAGGAAAAAAGCAGAAGCAGAAGCAGAAGCAGAAGAAGCAAAAAAAACAAAAGAAAACAAAGGAACATGAATATATGTTTAAACAATTTTATTATCCTGCATTGATGGACCATCAACCCATTAAAAATGATTATTCTTTTGATAAAAATATGATTATAACGGGACCCAATGCTTCTGGAAAAACGACCATTTTAAAATCCGTATTGATCAATGTTATTTTATCTCAACAATTTGGTTGCGGATTTTATCAAACAGCAAAATTGATTCCTTATAAGCACATTCATTGTTATTTAAATATTCCAGATACTTCAGGAAGAGATAGTTTGTTTCAATCGGAATCGAGAAGATGCAAAGAAATATTGGATATTATTCAATTGAATAAAAAAGAGAGACATTTTTGTGTATTTGATGAATTGTATTCAGGAACCAATCCAGAAGAAGCAGTATTGAGTGCAACAGCTTTTATGAAATATTTGGGAAAATATACCCATGTAAATAGTATATTGACTACACATTTTATCCAAATTTGTAAACATTTAGAAAACAATGTATCGGTGTGCAATTATAAAATGGATATTCTAGAAAAAGAGAGAAAAATAGAATATACATATCAACTTGTTCCAGGAATTTCCACTATTCGCGGTGGAGTCAAGATTCTGTGTGATATGAATTATCCAGAAGAAATTATCAACAATATTCTCTCTCAAGAAACGCAATAATTATATTCGTTTTTTTATGCCATTTTAAAATATAAAGATATTCTAACATGGCTATTTCTGATATATTTTCGACTCCTTTTTTGATTGTCTTAGGTATTTGTTTGATCATTATTGGTTCTTTTGGTTTATATTTTACTCAAAAATTTATGGAACAAAATCACAAAATGAAATCCATGCTTGAAATTATTACTTCCATGGCAGAAGAAATACAATTTTTTCGATCTAAAATGTCCGTAATTCAATACCCCCATTTGCCAGTGGGTGGAAATAATGGATTTGAAGTAGCTTCCCCTTTTCCACGAGAAGCAAATGTGGATCCTATTTTTAACAAAGGTTTGATTACTATATCCGAGGATGAAGAAGAGGAGGACGATGAGGATGAGGAGGATGAGGAGGATGAGGATGAGGAGGATGAGGAGGATGAGGAAGAAGAGGAAGACGAAGACGATGAAGACGAAGAGGAGGATGATGAAGATACATATCGACATACAGATGAAATAAAGGTCATTAATATTGGAGAGACGATGAATTTAAATTATGAAATAGAACATGATGTTGTAGAAACGGATACTACACCATTTGATTTGGATGAAACCAATCATGAAATGGAAGAAATGGAAGAAATAGGGGAATTTAATGAGGAATCCAAAGAGGAATCCAAAGAGGAATCCAAAGAGGAATCCAAAGAGGAATCCAAAGAGGAATCCATAGATCATTTGTTGAAAACAATCAATATTTCAAATATGGATGAACCTCTTCATGAGGATAATCCATTTCCCCAAGAATCACAAATGGATTACAAAAAAATGACATTGAATAAATTGAAAAGTTTAGTGGTAGAGAGAAAATTGATGGAGGATGCATCCAAAATGAAAAAACAAGAATTATTGAAATTATTAGGTGTGGGTAGTGAGTAATTTTTATTCTCTTTCATTTATATATAGGTTATGAGTTGGGGTGTCTGTTATTCAGGTTCAAACAATATTCATTTTAATAGTCCTGCCATTATGGCAGATGGAAGAAACTATGCCAGTTGGCAACCAGAAGCAGTGGTGAATGAAAGAATTCAGGAAAAAGAACATATTAAATCCAATTGGCAATATAGAGAATATTTGACCAAGAATGCCATGCAAATCATGAACATCAATAATCAAGAAGCGTGTTATGAATTGGGATTGCCTTGCCATCAAGAAACAGAAAAAACGCCGTCTTCCAATGTTCCGTATCGATTTCAATCTGTATTTGATTCCAAATCACCTGGATATGGGTATTGCAATAGTGATTTAAAAAATCCTTATTTGTCGAGAGAACAATTGAATGCACGATTGATTTCTGCATCTGTTGAAATGAATGCAATTCAAAGACCTAGTTCCTAATGTGTGAAATATCATAAGGTTCTTTCTCTTGAGAGAATGATGAATTGGTCAAATGATGGAAT